TAAAATACCACTACAAGCAAATAGTTTAAAACTTTCTCTATAGTTTACTGTTAAATGATGTGAATATGTTTTTGCAACACCATAAGGACTTCTAGGATAAAATGGTGTTTTTTCTGTTTGTGGTGTTTCTTGTACTTTACCAAACATTTCACTCGTTGATGCCTGATAAAATTTAATATGTGGAAATCTGTGTCTGATTGCTTCTAGTATATTTAAAACACCTAATGAATTAACAAGTGTAGTAACTTGTGGTTGTTCAAATGATAATGCAACAAATGATTGAGCAGCCAGATTGTAAAATTCATCTACTTCAATCTTTTCTAATACTCGTTCAATGTTGTAAGGTTCCATTAAATCAACATCAACAAACTCAATTTGGTCAGTAATGCCTAGTTCATCTAATCGCCAATAACTTTTACCTGTATTTCTTCTTTGGGCACCATATACTTTGTACCCTTTATCTAATAATAGTTTTGCTAAGTAAGCACCGTCTTGGCCTGTAATACCTGTTATAATTGCTTTTTTCATTATCTTCTCTCAAATATTAATCCAGTTTCTTTCCAAAACTCTCGTTTCATTGTAGAAAGTTCTTTAGATTTTTTAGTTAAGTCTTCTCTATAATAAAAACCATATCTATCATATAGTTCTATCCAATAGTGTAATGGTTCACAATTGACATGGTGATGACCTGGTTTACCTGGTTCTGAATATGTAACAAATACATATTTACCTTTTTGCATCAAGTTCATCCAATTGTCTTCATATTGTTTTTCAACATGTTCAACAAACTCACAACACCATACTAAATCAAAATCCATATCAATGTGTTCTAGTTTGCCTTTTGTAAAATCGTGTATCTCAAATAGTTCTGGCTTTTCTCTTTTAGTTACAAAGTCGCCATCAACACCTCTTGCATCTAAACCTAATCTGATTGCCTCATACACCATACCACCTGGACCACAACCAATATCTAACATTGATTTACAGTTCAGTTCATCTCTTGCAAACTCTAATAGACCTGTATCTATGTGTGTAACATTACCATGGCCGCCTAAGTGTCTTGGTAATCCTTTTATATTACTCATCTAACAACTCCATAATTTTTGGTGTGATAAAGTCTTCGTCTGCAAATTCACTCATTAAGAATTCTGTTGAAGCCATTTGTTCATACCAGTTTAATACTTCTTCACTACTTGCATAATGTAAATCTTCTATCTTTGAATAATCTGTATTACCTAATAACATACCAAAACTATGTTCAGTTGTAATTGCCGGTATACCTAGTTCTGTTAATTCAAATACACTTGTACTACTATCTAATACTGCACAATATATATCTTTAGCAAGGTCAACAAGTCTATTTGAACCTGTCATTACTTTAACATCTAAATTGTCGTAAGTTAATTTACTATGAGGGTGTGCTTTGACAATAATTTTTCTTTCTGTATATTGTCTAATAGTTTTAACTGCATTAGCAACAAACTTATCAACTCTTACAGAGCTGGTAGGGTCATCTTCTAATCCAGGTAAAATTACAATGTAACCATCTTTGTTATTTTTCCATTGATGATTAAACACATTTTTAAATGTAAACTTGTTTTCTTCTTCTATGAGTTTTAAATTCTTTTCTAATCTACCTTTGATTGGTTTACACCATTTAGTATGACTAAACACCCAATGATTTAACCCCATTCTATAAAATCTAGGTGGTATTTGTTTATAAAACCTATTGTCATAGTTACACTTCATTCTACTAAGTGTAGCACTCTCTAAATGTATAATCTTTTTGTTGAAGTGTTTGGCGAACATATTAACCATTTCATTTCTATGGTTCATTACGGCCATTTTATGATTGTCTGCATCTGGCAACCATTGTCTTTTAGGGTGGGTACTACCAAATGTACCATTGTTTAAAAAGAAATCACTAGTTTTCATATGCCAAAAATGTTCATAGTTAAAACTATCAACATCTGATAAATCAATAATTTCGTGGTTTTCTTTTAATGCGTTTGCAATTGCTGTAGGAGCTTTTGACTTATCAAACTTTACTATTTTCATAACCAACCTTTTGTATAAAATAACTATCTGCAATATCAGAAATAGGATTACCTACTTTATCTGTATCAAATAGTTTTTTCAAATCAATGTTTGTTTCTTTCACAAATGCCTCGTACATCATATCTTTATCTGCATTACCTTTTCCTGTTGCACCTTTCTTAACCACAGACGGCACAACTGTATTGTAACCAATCTTTTCTTCAAGTAATCTGTATTTAAGAATACCACAGTTCTCAGCAATCTGAAATACTCCTTGGCCTTTTGAACCAAAGGAATAACCTTCAATAAAAACAATTGGATTAATAAGTGGTGAAATAATATCCAATGCGAAATCAGATATGTATTTAAATCTTTGAATTGGGTCAGTCCATTCTTTATGTTCATAACCAACTATCTCCTCACTTATCACACCAGTATATTTCTTTTTACTGGTCAAATAGTAAAACATTAATCCAGCATCACCATCTATATTCACACAAATGGCAGGACTTGTTAAACTATAATCAATTCCAACTATCGTCTTCGTTACTGTTGTCGTTTGTCCAGATTTCTTCATCTTCCTCTTCAACTTCATATCCACAAAATGGACAAGTTAACGGCTCTAAATCTTGCTCGTCAATATTCCATGTTATGGTATATTTAGTTTCACAGGAAGTACAGTTTTTTATTCGTTTCTCGTTTGCCATTATAGTTTAAATTTTTTAAATTGGTCCTTCTTAACATCTTGTTTAATACCACCAATAACATAACTTTCGATTTCAGTTTCTTGTGGTGCGTTTTGTGTACCCTTTGAATTCAACCAATGGTCGACCCAAGGCAACGGATTTGTTTTTTGGTCGTACTTCGGTTCTAGGCCGATTGCTTTCATTCGTCTGTTCGCCATATATTCTACAAACTGGTGTAACAGTTTTTCTGATAAACCAATCATACTTCCTTTTGAAAATAGATATGTCGCCCACCTTTTCTCCTCTTGTACTGCCTCATCATACATTTTATATACTTCGTCTTTAACTTCTTTAGCAATCTTAATCATGTCTTTGTCATCATTCTTATCATGCCAATTATTAATAACTGTTTGTGACATTGCTAAGTGTTGACTTTCATCTCTAGCGATAAATGAAATAATCTTAGCAGAACCTTCTAACAGTTTTAATTCACCAAATGCAAATGAACAAGCAAATGAAACATAGAACCTTAGGCCTTCTAAGATGTTTACTGTTACCATTGCAAGATACATTTTCTTTTTTAATTCATATAAATCAACTTTATCTGGATTGATGTGCCATTTATAACCCATTTCAATAAGGTCATCATAAGTCTTGGTTACGGACTCAGACCTCTTTTGAATTTTATCATCAGCCATAATTGTATCAAACACATCACCTGGATTTGCATATAAATTTTTAATGATGTATGTATAACTTCTACTGTGAATGGTCTCAATAAAGTCCCATGTCACAATACAGCCTTCTAATTCTGGTAGTGAAACAAATGGTAAGAATGCTAAACATGGACCTCTACCTTGTACACTATCTAACATAGTTTGATATTTTAGATTAGATGTAAAGATAAACTTTTGTTGTTCGTTAAGTTGTAGATAGTCATTTCTATCTTTCTGTAACGATACTTCTTCTGGTCTCCAGAAATAACCAAGTTGTTGTTGGTTTAGTTTATCAAAGATAGGATATTTCATATCATCATATCTTTGTACCTGTAATTCAGGACCAAAAAACATTGGTTGTTTTGTAAAATCCATATTTTGTTCTTTATTCAGCACACTTCTACTCATTTATTTTTCCTCTTTCAGCTCATAAAAAAATTTATCATCATCACCTGCTGTCCACTTTTCTTCACTCTCAACTGAAAACTCCTGAGTGGACACTTTAAAGTCTGGAAACTTTAGTTCACTTGGCGTCAATGACTTGTCAAAGAACAATACTCTATTGTTCGGTTGGGCTGCAAAATGCCCATTTTCCAGTTTTAAAATATTAAATGACTTATGTTGTGATGGTATTTCACTATAAGTCACATTTCTTTCTAAGTTGGTAGAATTACAATTATCTATAGTAAACATATACCAACCTCTATACCATTTTTTATTAGGCGATAGATACTTAACTCTATTACCTGATAACATTTGTTTTTCTACAATTGCAAGGTCATAACTAAAACAATCCCACAATTGCAATTCTGTAAGAGGAACATCCTCTTCAAAATCTTTTTTCCACACAAAAGCGGAAATAGGTAACTTATCATATAAAGCACCATACTCAGGTAAGTATGTTTCAAAATACAATGCTCTGCCTTGTATAGACTTTGCCGTTACCCAAACACCTTCGACTAACTCACCATGTCCTTTTTGGCCGTCATAAAGATATTCTTTTTTGACAAACACATCTACATGAGGCGTATTAACACATAAAAATGCCATAGCGCTCCCTTAGATTGTGCAACTGTCACAAGCTTCCTCATCTTGTTCGGTTGCTGGTTGGTCCTCTACATATCTTTCCAACCAACAGGATGCGCTGGTTCATCAATATCTTTCTTAGCGTCATATGTATTCTGATAATATGAAGTCTTCCACCCATACTTGTAGGTGTTTAACAAGTCTTGTGCCATTGCTGATACAGGTACTTGGTTATCTTCAAAGTGTTCAGGATTATATGACCAATTGCCAGAAATAGCTTGGTCAAAGTATTTCTGCATAACTGCAACGATATTTATATATCCAGTATTATCTGGCATATCCCATAACAAAGTATAGTTATTCTTCAATGTTTGATATTGAGGTACAATTTGTTTTAAAGTACCTTTCTTAGATTTCTTCACACTCAAATAGTCCCTAGGTGGTTCAATGCCGTTTGTTGCATTTGAAACCACACTAGAGGATTCTGATGGCATTTGGGCTGTGAGTGTGCTATGTCGTAGCCCATGCTTTTTAATATCTTTCCTTAGATGCTCCCAATCGTATTTGAAATTTGGTTTCACCAACTCATCTACTTCTTTTTTGTAAGTATCAATAGGTAAGATACCGTCAGAATATTTTGTTTTGTTAAAGTATTCACATGGTCCTTTTTCTTCAGCAAGGTCATTTGAAGCGGCCAATAGATAATATTGGAATGCTTCAGTAAGTTCATCAACAATCTTTAATGCGTCTTTATCACCATATTTAACTTTATGTCTTGCTAGATAATGTGCAAGACCAA